CTTCAACGTGTCAACCCAAATCACCTCGAAAGGCTCATCGTTTCGACACTTCTCAATCAACTCCTCGGTGTCTCTCCTCAAGTCCATCGCTTCCTCAGATTCGAAATCGTAGTCGTGCTTTCCCATCCACTTCGTCTTCCCTCTGTGTCCTTTCTTATGGGTCTCAGTCATATAAGGATATCCCGGTGATGTAGTTCTATTAATTGGTTGATAGTACTCATCTCCGGGGATACCTCTTATAGCCTCCTCGTAATCAAGAACACGGTTGGGTTCGCTGTTGGGGTGCTTCTGAGAAATCTTTAGAAACACATCTCTCGAAGCTTGTTCAAGCACGTCTTCAGGCACTAATCCACAAGGGATTCCAGCCTTCTTCGCTCCTTCAATCAATGGGTCGTGTAAAACACCATCAATCATGGTCGGTTTCAACATCGCAGGTTTCGTAGTCGCTGGCGATATCTTGTTGTGCAATTTGCTGGGGCCAATGCACGTCCTAGTACTCTGTGTAACTGGCACTTTGATCTTTCCTAGGTGAATAAAACCCGCATCAATCGGTTCTCCTTCACCTTCTAACACAGAATCTAAGGACAATCCAATTTGGGCCATCTTGGGCATCTCGGCTAACACAGTCATGATAGTTTCCTGGCTGATTACTTGAGCGTAATTCCAGCCGGTCACAGTTCCACTGACGTGTATGCCTACAATTCTTCCCTGGATGGCATCCGTGTTGAGTGTCACTATTTTTCCGCAATCTCCAAATTTCGTTGGGATGCGGTACTGGCAAATCGATGTTGACACAACTTCTCGCTTCTTCTCTCCGTCCATCACATAGTCAAGGTGATTGTTCAAAAGCAACTTGCACTCTCCGGTCGCGGTCGTAAATGTGGGTCCATTCTTACTTGCGTCAATGCCAGACAACGTTCCCATAATGTTCCTGTCTGACATTTTCGCAAGATCGGCTTCTGTGGCAAAATGTTTTGTTATGTCCTTCGCTCTCATGAACTCAGGGATCACGAAGAACACAACATCCATTCCGCCCACTTGGTCTTCCGAGATATAATGTTCCACATAAACCTCGTTCTTGAACAAATTAGCAAAGTCGCGTCTAATCACAATCTTGTCGTTGGTCGAATGCTTAAATAAAATAGTCTTGGGGGGGCGATCTCTAAGGTAAATCAGGAAATGGGCTGGCATCATAAAAACAGTGCCAACAATTTGAGTCATACAACCCAAAGTCAATTCAGTTCCGTCATCACCTCCGTAATCAGCACACACAAGATATTGTCCTCGTCTCACAATGTCAATGACATTGAGTTGGTTCATGCTCTGTCCGAGTTCCGCTCCGGCTCTAACAATACGCGCTTTCGACACAGCTTTGACACCGGGTCTCGAGCGCG